ATTCGCGTGCGGGCTCGCGTTCCACCTGTGCAGGAAGTATGCGCCTCAGCGCCGCAGGCAGCTCAAGGGTGACTACTTGGGTGAGAACTACGACGAGTACAAGAACAGCATGCCGGCCGGGGCAATGGGCCGGGCTCTCGCGGAAGACCGCGATACCGCTGATGCCATCTTCCGGGTCAGGTTCAGAGGGGGGAGACGGTAATGGCTAGGAATTACGCTATTGGCAAAAACGCCCTTGGCATTTGCCAGCGCAGTGGCAAGAAGATGCTACGCAGGCACATGGTCCATGACGGCCAGTATCCTGATTTGCTGGTGGCCCCGGATGAGTGGGACCCGAAGCATCCGCAGGAGTATTTGCCTGATGTGTCGGACCCGGAGACGCTCAGGGACCCTACAGGGGACCCGGAGAAGGAAGCGGCGGCCGATGACAGCACGACCGATATTTTTGACCCAGACCTGTTTGGTGGATAGAGTATGAGCATCACATACACATACGCAACGCTGACGGCGGTCATTAAGTCTTACGCTGCAGACACTGACGCGGACTTCGTTGCGAACATCGATGACATGATTGCCAAGGCGGAGACCAGAATTTTGAGGGATCTGGATCTCGAACTGTTCGAGGCATGGTCACTGGTTACGGTATCTAGTGGAACGCGTAACGTAGTGAAGCCGACAGATACTATCGCGGTTAACGATCTCTGGATCAGGAACCCGGCATCAAAGCGGTGGGTAGAAGTGCCAAGGCGCTCGTTTGAATACTGCCTGTTGTATGCTCCTGTCGAAGCAACGGTGGGGGCCCCAGCGTTTTACTCTGAGTTTGATGAGGACGATATCTATGTGGTTCCAACACCGGATCAGTCGTACGCGGGCGGAAACGCCAGAGTTCGTGCTACCATTCGGCCCACAGGGTTGTCTTCGTCCAACACGACATCTTGGTTGGGTACCAACTTGGCTGATCTGCTCTTCCATGCGTGCATGATCGAAGCGCAGAACTTCCTGAAGAACCCGAAGAAAATTGAAGAGGCAGCAAGTATGTACCAGAGTTTGGTGCAGCAGATTGCCCTTGAGATGGAACAAATAAGGCGTAAGGCGTACAAGCGTTTGAACGCACCACAACAACAAAAAGGAGCTGACGACTAATGGCCGGTACACCAGACGATACTCTACGACTTGAGCTGCCAGACGAGGGTCTGGATGACGGTACGTGGGGCGGTATTCTCAACGACATGGTAAGGGACATTGAAAGGGCCATTGCCGACACGCACACCGAAACATTTAACGCATCAGACGTTACGATTGATAACACGATTGGGTCTGCCAATGAAGCGCGAAAGGCTATACTCATTGCCGAGGGTGCTCTCGCGGACAACGTAAACTTTATCGTTCCAAACAAGCCGAAGATCTACATTGTTTTTAATAACACGACGGAAGACTTCACGGTCGGTATTAAAACATCAGGCGGGAGCCGTCTTGATATTCCACAGACGGAGACGCATTTGGTGTGGTGCGACGGGGCTGACGTGTTCAAAACGATCAGTGCGATCAGCACTGGAAGTATAGCGCTTGCTGATAACGCCACCAATCTCGGCAGCGTGGCAGCAGCGAACTATGCTCAAAAAGCCGTTCTAAATCAATGGACTAAGCCGCAGATCGTTGACGCCGATCAGGCATCATTGACAGTTGGTCCGACCCCGGATACGTATCAACCCGACGCGAACGAGCACACCACGATCATCATCGCGCAGAGCGAAGTAACGGCCGACGACATAAGTATTCTCAATCCGAGTAACTCGCCGCTTGATGGGCAGGTAATGATATTTGTAATTGAGCAGCACGCAGTGACTCCGGTCAGTGTGACTTGGGGTTCAGATTTTATCTTCCCTGATAACACAAACGTGGACCTGACGCAGACGGTTGACAAAGTGGATTGCTTCTCGTTCATGTACAATTCAAACCTCGCAAGATGGATGAACTTCGGAACAGCTCTTAATCTGCCGAGGACCTAAACGTGTTTGTTTCTCCTCTGGGATCGGCCGGCACGGTAGTGACCCCTGTTACGTCCGTGGTGACCCTTACTGGCGCGACTATAAGCGCGGCCGGTATCAACCGCGTCATAATAGCGAGATTGACGCTCGTTCCTGATGGAACTACATGGAGGTACACGCATCTGGGTTCCCAGCAAATCAACGCCGCAACAGACTGGATGATCCCGAACGAAGACGCTAGTCCGCTGTACGAGTTTCGGTACACAAACCACGTTGGTGATGCACTTAGTTACACTGGCGATATATCAGTTGAAGGAACGTGGGTCGATATGAGCGAGGCTAGACACTTGGGTCTTCGCGAGTCAAGGTTGTTCCAGACAAGTGACTGTACATTTGATCTTGAGGTACGCCTCGATGGTGGTGATGTTTTGGCAACGGCGGAATACCACCTAACAGCACACCACTATGGGCTTTAATTAAAATGGGCGAACAATCAGGCGTTCCAATAAAACTAGACATCGCGCCCGGCGTGTACTCGGATGAAACTGATTCGGGTCACATGGGTACGTGGAAAGATTGCGACCTGATCCGCTTCAAGAACGGACTGGTGCAAAGCCTTGGTGGGTGGGTATCCCAAACGCTGACCGGGGACGTTCCGATATTTGGCCTGCCTAGATCCAACCATGACTGGGTTGCCTTGGACGGAACCAAGTATATTGCTGTGGGCACGGAGAAGAGACTGTACCTAATCGAGACCTCTCTCGCGGTAACGAACATTACCCCAATCAGGGAGACCGGAGCGCTGACGAATCCGTTCTACACAAACACGGCTGGTTCCTACGATCCAAACGGAAGCAGCGCGGAATTCTTTAAGGTGGCCGACGTTGCCCATGGCTGCACGCTTGGAGACATAGTTGAGTTCGACAGCTTTACGTCGCCGGTTGGCGGAATCGTGGTTAACGGATCGTTTGAGGTTGTTGATATCACGGACGCGGATAATTACATCCTGAAGGGGGCAAGCGCAGCAAGCAGCACGGTGAGCGGCGGCGGCGGCGCGGGAAACTATACATACGAAATTACAGTGGGTACCGGAGAATCGGGCTTCGCAGTCGGTTACGGTACCGGTGCCTACGACGAGGAGGCCTATGGAACCGCAAGAACCGTTTCGACTTTCACCACGGAATTGCGTACATGGTCACTCGACAACTGGGGTGAAGACCTCATTGCGTCACCGCGGGGCGGGAAGATCTACCAATGGGATGAGTCCGTTGGACTGGGCACGCGAGCCCAAGAGATCACGAACGCCCCCGCAACCAATCTCAAGGTGATCGTGTCACCCGAAAACCGGCAGTTGATATCCTTCGGGGCGCACAACGGCACCTCGAATGACAGCCTGTTTATTGCGTGGTGTAACAACGAGGACTACGATACTTGGACGATAGCCTCGGACAACAACGCTGGAGATAAGCGACTGGATTCGGGGTCGGAGATTGTAGCCGGCATTCGGACTCGCGTTGGTGTTCTGGTTATGACTGATACATCAGTGCATGTTATGCAGCCGATCAGTGGAAACGAGGTTTACTCTTTCCGAGAGGTTGCCAGCGGAATCTCCATAGCGGGACCTGCAGCAGGAGTGGATGCAAACGGTATTGTGTACTTCATGGGTATATCAAACTTCTATATCTATGACGGTACGCTGAGGGTTTTGCCGTGCCCGAACTGGACAAGGGTTTACGACAACTTCAACATTGGGCAGGCATTCGGTGTGTTTTGTTCTCACGTAAAAAACTTCAACGAGATCTGGTGGTTTTATCCGAGCAATGGAATGTTCTCGAACGATAGGTACATCGTGTATAACTACGTGGAGAAAATCTGGTATTACGGAGACATGGACAGGCAGAGCTTCCATGACTACTCGCCGTTCTTTGAGTACCCGTTCGGTTTCGATTCGGAGGGAACCCTGTACACGCACGAATCCAGCCTCGATGCAGATGGGGAGGGCATGGTTTCGTTTATTGAGAGCAGCGATATGGATATCAAGGACGGAGACGAGCTGGTGCATGTCAGCAAGCTGATACCTGACTTCGATAGGATTAGGGGTCCGGTGGAGGTTCTCTTGAAGGGGCGCAAGTACCCGCAGGCCACCCAGTTCGAGAAGGGCCCGTACTTCGTAGGAGGCGCTACGGACGAGATGGGGGTTCGAATTCGTGCTCGGCAGTTGGCATTGAGAGTGACTTCCCGCAACCCCGGCGCGAACTTCAGAA